TTAAGCTCCTTAGATAATTAAAAGTAATAAGCTTTAATTCTTTTCCTTTAACAAAAACAGATTTCATAGTTTCTATAATATGTCTTTTGACTAAAAAAACTCCATCAAGATATCTTCCGCCGTCCTTTGTTTTAAAAGTGCATTCAACTTTAAACTCTTCGTCTTGGCATTTACTAAGGTCAATACTTATGCCGTCATATTTCCAATAAGGTTCTCTGATTTTATAGTGCATCTTTTTCTCCTTTTTCTTAGAGGTTCAAAATAAGTAGGAAGCCCAAAACTTTTCAACCTTTTGTTTCTATTCAAAAATATTGTTTCTTGGTTTGACATAGCTTCTCCTCTGTAAGTTGACCTTCTCTTTCGTAGGATTTCTGTCCTGCGAGTCTTCTATAAAAATTCTAAGCTCTCTCTTTAGCTCTATCCCTCGCCTATTTAATAAATCTTCAACTGCTAAGAAGAATAAATGTTGAATACCGCCCCGTTCCGACGAAGATATTTTTAAAAACTCGTAGTTTATATCATAAAACAAAGTGTTCGTTGCGAGCTTTTCTATCTTCCTATTCATAGCTTTTACGGCGAAATCATATCTCTTCTTATTTTTGAAATTCTCTCTTTTTACATATAAAGATTTTCTTTTAATCTCTTCGAGAAAAGACTTTTTGAGCTCTTTAATTTTTTGATTTGCTTCTTTCGTTTCTATCATTGCGTTCTCCTTTATATTGCCCAATGCCTAAGGCAGAGGGGAAGATTAGTCAATAAGAAATAATATATATTATTACTTATTATATTTTAAAATCAGCTCGTTGGTTAAATTTCTGGGCAAGCCGTGTTTGGCTCACTTGCCGAGAATGGAAAGCCAATACTCCATTTTTTAAGCGGAAGCCCTTCAGTCCCTTAAACTGTTTCCGTCCGCACCATCCTTTGCCTTTAGGCGTCGGGGTGGTCATAGTAGGCGTAAGAGCGTTAGTCAGTCGCCCAATAAGTAATTCCCGCCTTAGGTTTCCTCTCTTGCGAGATTCCCCCCATTGTTTAACGACTATAAATAAAAAAGACGTGACAACAATTAAGTCATCACGTCTTCGTATATCAACTTGAGGGGTCTTTGCCTTTGAAAGGAGAAAAAGGAGAAAAGGAATGGCTGTTCCTGTTCGCCCCTCAAGCATATTTTTAAAAATAAAAACTTTTTTAGCAATTATTTTCTCCTTTATTTTTCTCCTTTATTCAATCGGATTATAATTTGTCCTCTTGAAAATGTCAAGAACTTTTTTTAGCCTTCTCCCTCATCTAAAAATTTGGAAGAATCCGTGTCGGAATCTTTCTTATATACTTCAAACTTATGCCAGAAATATCCGCCAGATTTATACTGACCAAGCTTTGCTTTCGCCCCGCACTTTCTACATCTTACGTTTACATAGATATTGCCTTCCTTATCTTTGTTTGAATCGAGGGAGAAGTTTTCCGCCCCAGAAGTCTTACACTCTCCGCAGTAGGTCGGCGGATTTCCGAGAACGCTGGCTTGATGTAACGTTTCCATCGTGTTCCTCTCTTCTACCTCAAAGTTAAAAATAGTTTTACCGATTGTTGTTTGAACTCTTGCTTTCATCGTTTTTCTCCTTTCTCTTCCCAGAATAAGATTGATTTACCTAATGATACTTTTGAGTCCATCGCTTCAAGTATCTTCTCAAGACCTTTAGCTTCAGCGTCAGCTAAAACAAAGTCTGAGAAATATCCTTCGATTTCTTTTGCGTCAGGATTATCCTGTTCCATCATCATCATTAAAGCCATCTCAATACCGAGATTCTTTTTAGTCGCCCTAAACCCTTTAAGATACTTTGACGCAAGAATGAGTTTGAGGTTCATCTCGGCTTTTTTTGCCTTAATGATGTTTTGATGATATAACTTTGCTTTTTCTAACCGCTCATCACTTAATTCAATGAGCTTCATAACATCATTCATCTCCATTTTCTTCTCCTTTCTTTTTGTTTTTCTTGCGATATTCGTCTTTGTATGCTTTGCGGTAGAAAGCTATTTCTTCCGCACCTTTGAATTCTTTATTCTTTTTGCGGGCAAGTTTTTCCGCATAAGGTTCCCAATCTTCTCTTGTCATACCCGTTATTTTAGAAAGCCATAATGAACGCCCTACTTTCCAATTAACTACCCACTCTTGTTTTTCCTCACTAAAGATTATGTCTGGCTCTCTTGGCGGGACGATTCTCTTTGTAAAATAATGCGTCATCTTTGAAACGTCTTCCATCCAAGCGTCTTCCAGCTCTTTATTAGGGTATTCAATATCTACTTCCTCAAGGCAAAGGTCATCCTTTGAAATATAAAGAACTTTTCCTGGAAGCCCTTCTGACTTCATATATGAATATGTTTGTAATCTATGATGAGGATATGCCTTTTTCAAAGATTCAAGATGTGCCCAGAACGCTAATGAATGAACGCTTTTAACTTCTGGGATACATTCAGGAAGTCCGTTAGGGTATGCCTTTGATAATTCAAATACTAACTGTTCGCTTAACCTTGATAAGTTCTCAGGAAGATATTCCTCTTGCTTTATTTGTTGCTGTATCTTATCCCAATCGGGTTTACCGCCAGCAATAAAGTCAAGGCGTCCTGATACCTTTAGAAGCCCTTTAGGTTCTATCAGACAAGGTTTTTGATAGTCTAATAATAGCCCAGCCCTAATTAACACTCTTTTGACTACCCATTCAAAAAGGTTTCCCGCTTCAAATACACGAAGGATTCTTGTGTCAAATGGGTTAGTTATAGGTTCTCCTATCATTGAATAGTATCTATCAAGGAAAGGTTTCCCTATGTCAGAAGCATAAATGTAATCCCTTGCTCCACGTTCCGAGCGGGTCAGTTTTAGGGATTCATTCCATAGGATTTTTATCTGCCACATTTTATTCTCCTATTATAGATTTTGTTAAACTTAGTTTGAACAACTTCCCCGAGTTCTAATCTTGATACAAAACAAAGTCTTCTCAAAAAAGCATAAGAAGGTTCTATCTTCCTGTTTAATATCGCTGAAACCTGTTCTTCTGAGTATCCCATAAGGTCGGCGAATGCCTTTTGTGATAGCCCTCGTCTTTTTAGATAGAATTCTTTGAAGTCTGGGCTTATCAAGAATTCAACGGGCTTTTCTTCTTTATTTTCTTTCATTGTTTTCCTCTCTTTCTTGGTCTTGTCCTTGTTTAATTTCTGATTCCGCAAGCTCTAATCCCTTGATTAGAAGCTCTAATGGTTCATACCCTTTGAAACAAACTTTCTTGATTCTTTGTAGGGTATTAGCGTCAACAGAGAATTTCCCTGCAATTCTAAAAAGTTTCATATTTTCTCCTTCTGTAATTGTTATGAACAAACTTTGAAATTTTCTTAGCGATGTCTTCAATCGAAGAATCTTTGTTTGAAAACATAATAAACCGCATTTCTTTTTCAAGTTTAATTCTTTTCATCTCTCCCCCTTTTGTAGAAATAATGGTTTCCTATTTTAATTGTTTTCTTCGCCCGCACTACATTATCCCAGCTATCAGCTCCTTTAATGAATTCACAATTTTTAGGATTTGCTGATTCTTCCCAAGATAATGTTGCGTCTATTAGCGTATCTCTTGAATATAATTTTTCTTTTACCCTTCTTGAATTAAGACCATATACGCCCTTAAGGTTTCCACGATTTCTTATTGCACAGGCGACCGCAAGTTTACCTGTATATTCTTCTCCTTCGGCTTCCCCGATTATAGCTTTAATCGGAGAAGCGTCAGGCATTAGTAATGGCGTTAAGAGTATTCCTACAGCTAAAATAAAGCATATCGCTAATATGATAGCCGATTCATACTCTTTTTCTGAGGCAACAAGGTTATACATTAACAGCTCCTTTCTTTATTAGTTAGTATTAGTTAGTCTATTGTAAATCCGCCACTATTAAGGCAGAAGTCTTTGAATTTCCTAACATTATCTTCATTAAAATAGTAGCTTGTAAATGCTTTATCCTTGAAATATTTCATAAAGCTATTCCTTGCACTCTCATATATCTTTACATCACCGCTTGATAAGGCGATATCAAGTCTTTCGCCTATCTTCTTTGCGGTACCTTCGTCAATTAGCATACCATCGTTATAATGCCCAGCCTTTTTTTGTTCATCTGACAATATATCGTCAGCTATAAGACAAACATATTGCCATAAAGGACGCCACCACCAGCTATTATTTCTAAAATAAGCTCCTGGTGTTTCCTTTTCCCATTTAAAATATTCTTGAACTTGTTTGTCGTTATCCCAATTTATATTTGGTCTTTTCAAATGTTCACCTACGCCATTTAAGTCGAATCCCATATTAGCTCCTTTGTAATATTGTTGTTAATCTTTCCTCTAATTCTTTCATTAGGGCTTCTGACGGGAAGATTATTTCTTCCCCGTCAATGAAGACTTCTTCTATTTGAATGTCTTCTACTTCATAGTGTCCTCTCCTTTCTATTCCGAAGGCGTGGGAGAAAGATGTATCAACGAATTTCTCCCAATACCTTCCCTTTATATAGTATTCCACGCCTTTAACATTTACTAATTCCTCAAAGCTTTTTATCTCCACATTCATCTTTTCTCCTTTCTTTAGGTTGTTTTATTAACCTTGTTTCTTATGATTTAATTATGCCTTATATTTACAATAAAGTCAAGAAAAAGTTTTAACTTTTCTTAAAAGAAATATTCCTTTTACCGTCGGAAGATTTTTATATATTTTGTTTAGAATTAAATTTTTAATATTTTCAAGTAATTATTTGCATTGTTTCGGCTGTTGGTGTAGTATGTTTATATGAACAAAGAAGTGAAGAAATTACACGAAAGGGCTTCGCAGTTGTGGAAAGAAATCGCATTTCTTCGAGATGGAAGAGAATGTCAAGTAAAGAAGTTCTTCCCCAATATTCCAATAAGGCATTCAGATATTCTTCAAGTAGACCATTGTATAACAAGAGCAAATAAACATTTATTTTATGAACCTAAAAACGCCACAGTTGTTTGTTCTACTTGCAATATGCTTAAAAGCGTTGATTCGAAGTCTGTCGGAAGGGCTATTGATGAGATAGTTAAGAAGCGTGAAGGAGAGGACGAATTTAAGCTTATGGTAAATATTGACGCTGGTCGTTCGGCAAATAAAGATTTTAATAAGGTATGGTGGCTTGAAGATGTAATTAAAAAACTTGAAGATATTAAATCTTCAATCTTGAGAGAAGGTAATTATTAAGTTCACATATTCGCTTTATATATTATGATAATTATCATTTTATATTTGAGCCGAGTATGTTTTTCTTATTGAGTGAAAGGTTTGTAAATGCATAAAAAGCAGAATTGGAGAATCATAAAAGCAGTATTGAAATCATTGAAGGCAGGAGCTTCTATTGAGACAGCTTGTAATAAAGCGAATGTAAGCATTGTTACATTTTGGCGTTGGAGAAAAGAGAATAAGCGTCTTGATAATATAACAAAGGCAATTTATGATAGCCGTATCTGTATTGTAGAGGACGCTTTATATAGGGACGCTGTTGCAGGGAATACAACCGCACAGATATTCTTCTTAAAGAATCGGGATGTAAACAGATGGAGAGATAGACACGAGTTAGATGTTTCCTCAGAAGAAGAACATCATATTGTAATAATAAGACCGCCTGCGATGATTGAGGATAAAAGTATAAAAGACGTTGGAGCTTTTCTTGAAAGAGATAATCCTTAAGCCATTTCAAGACGAATTTCTTTATAGTAAGGCGAAGAACCCTGCGATGATTTCGGCTTGGGGGACGGGGAAGACTCTTCTTGCTATATTGAGAGTTATGATATATTCAGAGCATATCCCATTTAATCACGGGGTAATTTTCAGGAAAGAGCTTACCGACCTTCGTGATTCTACGATGAAAGACTTTGAATCAAATACAAAGCTTAAAGTGAATTCAAGGAGAGATGTAGTATTAAGAAATCATTCGATAATATCTTTCCGACATCTTGAAGAAATAAATAATATCCAAAATATGAATTTAGGATGGTTCTTTATTGAACAGGCGGAAGAAATGCCGACAGATAAAGAATTCTTTACTCTTTGGGGAAGACTTCGAAGAAAAGTTGTCCCAGATGAAACATTTAAGTCTTTAGGGCTTCCTTTGCACACGGGATTTATAATTGGGAATGTTCGAGGGCGGAATTGGATTTATAATTTATGGAAACAAAACAATTCAAAAGATAAAGACTTTCATCTTATTGAAGCGACGACTTATGACAACATTGATGTTCTTAATAGTCAAGCTCCTGATTATATCGAAGGATTAGAGAAATTAAAGTTTATTAAGCCAGAGATATACAAAAGGTTTGTTCTTAATGATTGGGATGTAGAAGCCGAAGGGAAAGCAATAAGAGAAATATTTATTCGAGGATGTATCGGCGGGAAATTAGAAGACGTTATTGGTGGAGAAAATTATATTCTCGGGGTTGACTTGGCGAAGTATCTTGATTATACTGTAATTGTAGTAATAAAAAAGAGCACTCGACAGGTAGTTTATTTTGAAAGATTTAATGAAACGAGTTGGTTTCTTCAGAAGTCGAGAATAATCGCAGTTGCGAGGATGTATAATAATGCGACGATTGTTCCTGACAGCACAGGTGTTGGCGACCCTATTGTTGAAGACTTAGAGCGTGAAGGATGTGATGTATTTTTTGAAAAGGACGGGGACAGGTTAGGATTTGTTTTTAGTAGCAAGAGTAAGCAACAGCTTATTGAGAATTTAATTATTTGCATTGAGCAGAAGAAGGTTTCTTATCCTGACATTCCAGAGTTGATTGAAGAGCTTATTGAATTTTCAGTTGAAACAAAATCGTTGAATAATGTTAGATATTCTGCTCCTGAAGGAAAACACGATGATTGTGTTATTGCTCTTGCTCTTGCATTATGGGGCGTAGAAAGAAACGTCGAGCCGAGAATAAGTTTTTTATAGGTATGAAGCATTAGCTTCGAATACTAAAAAAGGAGAGGACAATGAAATTGTTCGGGATTAACATTTCTAAAGAAAAGAAAGACAATTCAAAAGTTATTTCGGATGAAGAAGCTATAAAGATTTTAGAAGAATCTATTAAAAAGTCTGGAAGCACGTTTGATAGGTTATGGTTAAAAGCAAAAGATTTTTCTGGAATGTCGTCATTTAGTCCGAAACCTTATGCTACAGTATCAAGCGTGTATAAACCTGTAAAAGCTATTTGCGACAATGCCTCGCAAAGCGTCCCTGCTTTTTATGATAAGAAGACAGGGAAAGAATTAACAAGCGGGGATAGTGTTTCCGAATTAAAAGCTTTGTTTGAAAACCCTAATGACAGGCAATCTTTTTCTGATTTTATTCAAGAGTGGGTTGGATTTTATTGTTTATATGGCGAGGGGTTTATTCATAAAATACAAAGCATAGGAAATGTAACGGGAAGGATTAGTATTCCGTTAGGGCTTGAAGTTTTTAATCCCGAATATATGAAAGAACAGGTTGATAATCTAACAAAGAGAATCGCCTTTTGGAGATACATTGATTCGCAGTTTAGTGTTGATGAGATTATTCATACAAAAGATTTTAATCCATACAATTTTTATAGAGGACAAAAACCGCTTAGTGCTATTTTAGACGAGATTGCTATTGATGAAAAGTCTTTAGAGTATAACCTAAACTTCTTTTTGAACGACGCAACGCCTAACGCAATACTTTCATCGGAAAAGAATTTAACCGAAGAACAGAAAAAGCGTCTTATTGATTGGTGGGATTCTAAACATCGAGGAGCTGGGAATTCTTTTCGTCCAGGCCTCCTTGAGGGCGGATTAAAGTTTACAACGATTTCGCAGACACATAAAGATATGGATTTCATTGAACAGAAAAGGTTTACTCGGGAAGAGATTCTCGGGATATGGAAGGCACCTAAAGCATTGTTTAATATTACAGACGACTTAAACTATGCCACATTTACAGGGCAGATGAAAATATTTTGGATATACACGATTATCCCGATATTAAGAAAGTTCGAAGACGCTATAAATGTTCATCTAATTAACCGAATAAACCCGAACATATTATTTAGATTTGACTTGAAAAATGTTCCAGCGTTCCAAGAAGACTTTAATCAAAAAGTTTCAACAGCAAAGGTTTTATTTGATATGGGATTTACTGCAAATGAAATCGCTGAGAAATTAGATTTAGGATTCAACGATGAATCTTGGCGTGATGAATGGTGGATAAACGGGATGATGATTCCAGCCCGAGAAGTTATGAATATGGGATTTGATAAAGAAGACACAGAGGAAGAAGAAGTTTCTGGCGAGAAAGGATTCAAGGCGGAGAGGACAATGAAACAACTTATGCTCCTAAAAGCGTTCAAAGGTGTCCATTCGCAATTACAGATAACTTATTTTAATAAGCTAAAAAAGTTTTTTTACAATTTAAGAAAACAGGCATTATCTACTTCCGACGCTGATTTATCAAATGGGAAAGTAAATATTGATTGGGTTAAAGCCGATGAGGAATTAAAGAAAATATCGCTTCCTATCATTGAAGCAGGAATTAAGGCAGGTGTTGATATTGGTAAAAGGTATGTCGGGAAAAGTATCGCTGATGATATTCTGAACAGCAAGTTAGCGAGTTATCTTGTTTTGAGGGTTGATAAGATAAAAGATATTAACAGGGTAACGGAGAGAAAGATTAAAGAAACAATAAGAGTCGGGATTGCTGAAGGGCAATCTACAAGTCAGATGGCGGTTGATATTATTTCTCTTGGGCAGAAGGTAAGAGAGGATTTAAGGACATCATTTAATACTTTGTCATCGAGGGCGAGAACAATAGCAGTAACAGAAACCGCTGGAGCTGTTAATGGTGGAAGTTTTATTTATTATGATGAAGTCGGTATTGAGAAGAAACAATGGTTAACAGCTCAAGATGAAGAAGTAAGAGAATCTCACGTTGAATGTGAACAGCAAGGAGAGATTCCGTTGCACGAGAAATTTCAGAATGGATGTATGTATCCGAGCGACCAAGATGGCGGTGCTGAAGAAGTAATAAATTGCAGATGTGTATTACAACCTGTTATATAAAATATTGAAAATAAAGGTTGAAAAGAATTTATCTAAGTGATAAAAATAAGCTAAGGGGGAAATTTCTTTATGGAAAAGATTTTCAAGATTTTCAAAGCAGAGATTAAAAAAGTTGATAATGAGAAGTTTACCGTCGAGGCAATAGTTAGCACGAAGAAACAGGATAGAGATGGCGATGTTATTCTTCCGAGTGCTTTTGAGAGGCGGTTAAAAGTTTATAAAGAACATCCTATTTTATTATCAAGTCATAATTATCACGACTTGAGAAAACAGATAGGCGAAGCGATAGGGATTTCGGTTACAGAAAAAGGATTAGAGGCGACGTTCAAATATTACGCAGGGCTTGGAAATACTGAAGCAGATTGGGCTTGGGTATTAGCACAAAAAGGAATTGCGAGTTTCTCCGTCGGATTTATAGGACACGAAAGCGAGATTATGCAAGAAAAAGATGAATCTGGGAATATGAGATATGTCGGGAGAAAATTTACTGATGTTGAATTACTTGAAATTTCTCAAGTATTAGTTCCTTCGAATAGAGGGGCATTACAGATGTCTGTTGAAAGAGCAAAAGAAGAAATAGAAATCTGCGAAATGGTTGGGAAAAGTTTTGATGGCGATGTGTTCTTCAAAGCCGAAGAAAAGAAAGTTGAAGAAAAGAAAGTTGAAAACAAGAAAGAAGAAAAGGTTGAAAAAGTGGAAGATAAAGCGTTCCAATGGGTATGTTCTAAATGCGGAAACGTCTTTGCTAAAGGCATTGACGAGATGGAATTAGTCTGCCTATGCGGAACGAAATGTGATTTAGAAGCAAAGCATTATAGCGAAATCATAGCTGAGCAGGGGAAAAACATTTCTATTCCTGTTCTTAACGCTGATGAAATCGTTGAGGTATTACAGAAAACTATTCAAAAAATATTTAACAAAGGGGAATAAAAGGAAAAATGGACATAAAAGAATTAGAATCATTGTTTCAAAAGAACCTTGACCCAATTTCAAAAAAGTTGGAAGGGTTGGAAGCTGAAGGAAAAACTTTAGCTTCTCGTTTAGAAGCGATTGAGAAAATGCCTTTGGATAAAGCTGTGGCTCCTTATATAAACGTTATTCCAAAAGAATATCTTGGAAGAAAACTTCATAAGCAGGCACAATTTATCCGAGAGCTTGCTGGAAAAAGCCCTGCGATGTTTGAAGCATTTTGTAGTGAAGAGAAAGTTGACGCTTTCGTAAAGTCGATGTTAAATTTTATTTGCAAAGCGACAATGAACGAAACCACTGGCTCACAAGGTGCTTATTTAGTTCCAGATGAATTTCAATGGGACATTATTCGATTAGCCGAAAACCAAAGCTATGCGTTACAGTTAGCCACTATTCTAACTATGAATAGCGACCAGCTATATGTTCCAGCAGAGCTTACACGTCCAACGATGGCGTGGAAAGGCGAATCGGTTCAAATGTCTCAAGCTGATGCAACGTTAGCCCAAGTGAATCTACAAGCTAAAAAGCTTACGGGTTATACTGCGGTTACGAATGAATTGCTTCAAGATTCAGCCATTGACGTTGTTGGGTTAATTACTAAGCAAATGGCATACGGGACAGCGATGGAATTAGATAACCAGATGATTAACGGAACGGGCGACCCTGTTTCTGGTTTAGGGACGTCAGCAGTTACTAACATTGTGAATACAGCGACAGGTGCTATGTCGGCTATCACAGCGAGCGATTTGTCTTTATTGATTTCGAAGTTAGCACAGGGCGATTTAGTTAATGCAAGAATGCTTGTCGGAAGATTAGCTTTGCATTATATTCGCTCATTGAAAGACACGAACGGACAACCAATCTTTGCTAACCCTGGAATGAATGTTCCTGGAACGATATACGGATTCCCGTATGCGTTGACAGAGAATATTGCGAATACAGACGGGAATGCGAAATTGATGGGAGTCTTTGGAGATTTCAAGAAATTTATAATTGCCCGACGACAAGGTTCTATGGTTCTTGAAAGTAACCCATATAGTCGATTTGACTATAATGAAACACAGTTCAGAATGGTTACTCGATGGGCTATGGCAATCGGACGTGCGAGTGCGTTTGCAAGAATTACAACTCCTTAATTGTATAAGTTGAGTGAGAGTAGGATTGCGGGGGAGAATATCCCCCGCTTTCTTTAAAGGAAACGATGGACATCTTATCTGAAATACAAAAATTAAGTCCCTTCTTCCACAATTTTATCCTTCACGGAATAAGAACAAAGCCAATCACAGGAAATAGTTGGAACGATAATTACCCTCAAAATCTATGG